GCCAGCGTGGGATGCGAACGAAGACAGCTGAGCCCTGACTGCCTTGTTCGTGGACACAATCAGACGTTCCACAAACCGACTTTCATAGTCGGCTATGTGGGGGTGGACCTTGAGGAGATGGGCAAAACCCATATCCCCAGCCGAGATCATGGCCTCAATAGCCAACTGTTGCTCGACACCCACACCATACATCTCTTGGAAAAGCTGCCGTGTATCTGGACTCGGAGCAAAATGCTCCTCAGCCCAATCCGGTGTGTGCATTGCACGCCAGCGATCAGTAAACCTAGGCATGTAGCCCGTAGTGCGCTGATAAGCGCAACGAGCCATCATACCCACGATCGGGCACTGTGGGGTCTCATGGAGAGCTGATAATGATTTAGCACGAAGAAGCTCCATGTGAACACGTTCGGACCCAGTAATGTAGTTCTCAGTCCAACCAAAATTTTGCAGGAATCGGACAGGATCTCGAATCACCTGTCCGCTCTCGCCGAAAATTAACCCGCAAAATGATGCCCTGCATGGGTCCGGGACCGGGGTCATCTTGATCGTGAACCCAAGATCCAACCAGTCCTGGTTGTGCATCTCCTTGTCAGTAACAAAGAGGCCATCATCTCCTTCAACTATACCATCAAGATGTGCCCCTTTCTTATGTGCAATGAACAGTGCCAGCATGATATTAGAGAACCCGTTGCCAAGAGATGTGCACATGTCGCCTGACATCCTCCGCGCAAACACCTTGGCATAAAAACCACAGCGCGTTGAGATCAAGTTCTTTCCTCCAATCGTCTTAACAATTATATCTGAGTCTCTCGGATAGTGTTGGAGGCAGTACTTGTATAGCTGGATCTCGAGGGCATGCATGATCTCATGACTGAAATGGCTCTCAAATGCTGTAAAATCAGTAGCATAACACCTATTGCCCACAGATGAAAGAGATTTAACCCGCTCCATTCGCTCTGCAGGAGTCATGTGCTTGACAAAATAGGGCAAGCGATACAATTCTGCCTCGATGGCTTTAAAATAAGGTCCAGAATAAGCCTTGAATGCATCGCACCGGGAATTAATGGTGCGAGCATGCTTATATTCCGGATAAGACTCATGCTTCCCGTGCATTTCGACCTTCCGGCACTGCCGAGGACTGGGTCGACCACCCTGGAGTGTGGTCGAGGCCTCCCTCAGCTGTTCCTTCCGGTGCTCATTGTAGCCTGTCGATGCGAGCCATTCCTCAAACTC